AGCGGCGCTTGCTGTTATGAAATCTTGTCATATTAATATTATAGGAGAGGAATAAAAATGAAAAAAATAATCGCTTTAACAATGATAATTGTGCTCGTATGCACATGTTTTATGTTTACATCTTGCGCTACCGCATCAACCACTGTAAACCACAACCTTTCGCAGGCAGCAGATAACTTTGAAGTTGTTAGAAAGATTACTGTATACAATGCCCGAACCGACCTTATAGTCATGGAGATGGAAGGTTTGATGAGTTTGTCTAACAACGGTCATTCTGAGTTAGTAGTAACTTGTAAGACGGGTCCCGATCAGTATAAGAAAAACTACATATATCTTAATGAGTACGTTATCTATGTTGTAGAAGATATTACTGGCACTGTAACAGACCCCTACCATTATAAGATCCACTTCTACACGCCCCTTCCAGACTTTGATATGAATAAATAAGGAGAGAATCTATGAAAAAATTTATAGCTGTAATCATTCTTTGCGCATTGATCTTGATGGTAATGTGCTCTTGTAATCAGGGTTGCGGACTTGGCAATCTTAACTTCACACACCTTCATTATGATACACATCATGAAAATGGATGTATTGATATTAATACCTGGTACAACAACGAGAGTGGAATTGAGGTGCACACTGTAGACGGCGGCTCTATGTTCTTCTCGGAAGGTACTTATATTCTCATAGAAAACAAAAACAACTGTCCGTTCTGCGGCTAAGGAGGAAGTATGAAAAAAATACCTACATTATTCACTAGAGTCTTTGATAACCACAAGATCGTAGGGATTAAGGACGAGATCACACCTGGTTGTGAAGAAGCTTTTAAGAACGGTATAGCAACGGTTAAGTATGATGGTTCCTGCTGCGCCATTATCGACGGTCACTTCTATAAGAGATATGACTGTAAGAAAGGTAAGGAGCCGCCTAAGGATGCTATAGCTTGCTGCGATCCAGATCCGATTACAGGTCATTGGCCTCACTGGGTTCCAGTAGATCCGGTAGATCCCGCTGACCAATGGTTTAGGGCGGCTATGGTTAATTACGGTCGTGATCATTATATTTACGAAGGTACATATGAGGCTGTAGGACCCCATTTCCAGGGCAATCCGCATAAGTTTAAAGAAGATACTTTGATCAGACATGGTGTATGTAAAGAGGTGGTCGCAAGAACATTCGAAGATGTTAAGGAATACCTCAGAGTGTTTGACGTAGAAGGCCTCGTGTTCTGGCTCAATGGCGAACCGGTATGCAAGATCAAGAGAACGGACTTCGGCTATGAATGGCCGGTTAAGGAGTAATAAACGATGATCAAAATAGAAAACTTTGAAGTAGTGGGTTGGGAGCATGCCGTACGAGGTATGCGCAATCCTATGAACTCTTGGGCGAAGAGTGATAGCGAGTTCAAAGCTACAGCTGAGACTGAAGCGATAGATTATTCCAACAACCCCGATAGCGAGATAGAAAAGATATTCGTTCCGTACGACGCTTTAAGTATAGGTCCTAACGACCATGAGCTTATGATGAAGCTTGCTAAGGCTGGTCCTGTACATGCGAAGTATCGTCGTATGATAACCGTATATGTTGACATCACAGCGCCTTTATATTGGTGGAAGGAGTTCGATACATATAAGGTTGGTACTGTCGCTAACTCTTGCTCAACTATGCACAAGATACATGAGAAGGAGTTTACGTTGGAAGATTTCAGTTGTGAAAAGTTGATGGATGGGTTATCCGCAGGCAACGAGCGAATGCTGCCGTGGGTGGACGCATCAGGAATCAAAGACGGTAGTAGTAGGTATACTCCTAAAGGTTTAATCGAGTGTTTACTCATTCCGTTGTTAAACGATTGTCGTGAGTTATTTATTGAAACCAAAGATAAAAAATACTGGGACCAGATGATCCAGCTCTTACCTAGCTCTTACAACCAGAAGAGAACAGTAATGCTTAACTACGAGGTTCTTGCTGGTATGTATCCAGATCGCAAGCATCACAAGCTCGACGAGTGGAGAGAGTTCTGCCAATGGATCGAGGAATTACCTTATTCGGAGATTATTACGAGGAGGAAGCGAAAATGAGTGACGAACGTTATGAGATACCGACCATTGATACTATACACGATCTGTTAAATGTCTGCAAACTGTACGATATTAAGATCTCGTTGGATTATTGGCCGGGTATGAAAAGTTATAGAGCAATCTTAAATAAGGATGGTTTCCAATCGGCGTTTATGATATCTGAAACCGCATATGAGCAGGGTGAGGAACAGCACTTATTTAGCTGCCGAGTACGTCAGGCAATATGTGACGTAATTAAATATGAAGAACTTAAAAAAGACGAAGAACGTCGTAGATGGGAAGAAAGGAATTGATATTATGATGAGACTTGATGATTATTTGAAAGAGACCTCCACAAGAAATGAGCCTGTGATGGAGCCTACACGTTTAGGTGATACCGAAAAAGCACCAGAACCTATGCGTCAGATCAACGTGCTCGGTTTTGAGACTAGAGACGTTCTGTTCAAGGTTTATAATGAATTATGCTGCATCGATACGATGTTGTCCGGCGATCAAAATCAAAATAGAGCCGAACCTCCTGAGGTACACTGCTTACAGGAATTGATGACTCAGATCAATATGATGTCGGTTTCTATTCTTGGTATAATCGATAAGATCCGAGAAGTACTTTAATCGCGGAATTTACAGCCTCCTTTATAGAAAACATTAATTTATATTTAGGAGGAAACTAAAATGACAGACAACACAAGAAGACAGGTGGTAGGAGAACTCATGAAAGAGCAGACTCAGGAGATGAGACACTATATTTGGAATTCTGTAAAGGATCTCAAGAGATTTGGAGTTATTCTTAATGACAAAGGTCAGATAAAGATCGCTAGCTTGAAGACAAAAGAGCAGGTTGACGATTTTGTAAAGACAACTAAAGAGAAATACCTCAAGAGACATATTGAGAAGAGTATAGATATTCTTAAGGATTGTGGAGTTAAGGTAACTGAGGAGCATATCAAGTATATGAATTCTTTATCCAGTCCTATCTATGTGGATAATTACAAACAAGATTTAATCCGCAAAATACAAAGATAAGGTTATCTAAGAAACGGGGTTATGGAAACATAGCCTCTTTTCTTTTTAACAAATAATAAAAAACGAAAGGAACACCGTAATGAGAAACCCTTGTTATGACCCCACAACAAAAACAGATTGTCCAGACCGAGAACCTAACTGCGCTATTACTTGTCCGAAATGGGCGAAGTATAAGAAGGCGAAAAACAAAGAGTATGAGGAGCGTCACAAAAAGAGTATATATGAAAACTTGAATCGTGATATTACTCGTAAGCAGAAGCGTATCGACCACTACAATAGAAGGAGAAAAAATGGACGGTAAGTATTAATATTTAAAAGGAGGTGAGATTATGAGAGAACACTGGATAACCACGCAAGAAAATGAAAAATACGAAGTAAGTAATCAAGGCAGAGTACGAAATAAAAGAAGTGGTAGAATTTTAGCGCCTCAGTACAATAAGCCGGGTGGATATTTAAGAGTTAATATTAATGGAAAACATCATTATATACACAGATTAGTAGCTAATGCTTTCTATGATGGAGACCATAGTAATATGGACGTGAATCATCGAGACGGTAATAAAGAAAATAATAACTTAGTCAATCTCGAATTAACAACTAGAAAACAAAACATACGACATGCTTGGGATAACGGTCTTGCGTCCACACCGACAAGAGTAGTACATTGTAAGGTTTGTAAATGTAGATATGAATATGATTGGTGTAAGGATAAAGACGATACTTTTTACTGTGCTTATGGAGAGCGTCGATGATATTTTAGCCCATTCAAAAAATAGGGGTGGGTAAAAATTTTCTGGCCAAAAGCCCACTTTTTTAAAAAACTGGCCAAGAAAACTGGGCAGAGAAAATACGTACGATTTTATCAAAAACTGGCAAAAAACGACCTAAAAAGTGATAAAAACGGCCATTTTGGGTTAAATTTGAGGTATTTGATGGGTGGGTGTGGGCTCGCTGCCCACTTTCCCACTTTTTTTTCTTAACTTTATATAGAAAAGTGATATTTATATAAAAAGGTTTAGAAATAAAACTGGGTTTTTGGGCAGAAGGTCTGTACGTACAATAATTCACTCAAATATTTAACTGATGGAGGTTCATATGGTCTATTTTATAATCGGCTTATCACTCGCACTTGGATGGGGTCTAGGTAAATTGTTCATCGATATTATCTATGAGGTAACTTTTGAACGATTACATAAGAGTAACCGGTATGCGAATATATGCGGTCGAAAGACAAACGCTGAGCAAGTTAACACAGATAGGAAGATCGGGTTTTAAACAACCCCTCTTTCTTTTTCGCGAATATTACATACTCCTTTATGAACAGAAAGATATTTATAAAAGGAGATTAATATATGAAAAAAGTATTTAGATCAAAAGTTATGTCTTATGATGAGCTTGAAGTTTTTAAGAAAATGATTACATTGTTTGAAAATATTGAAGTTAAAGATATTTTTAATGATGATTATTTCGATGAAGACGGTGAGGTGCTCTGGTTAGGATATGGTGTAATAATCGAAATGGCTTATAAGAATGTTGAAATATCAGAAATATTATTAAGAGCTTTTATGTTCGAAGAACAGGGCGCAAATTAAACATGCGCTCTTTCTTTTTGCAAAATACTCAAATTAATATTTCCACACACTATTTTATTCGCGGAAAAAACATTCCCTTTTATAGAAGAGATAGTAGAAAAAAAACCGAACACATTCTCTTCTGTTTTATTTGATATTTAAGGAGAGTTGCTAGATGGCTGAAAACAAATTCAAGACCAAATTAATTGAAGAAATCGAAGATCTGTTTCCGGGTTGTATAGTAACCCACTTAGATCCGAATGAAATTCAGGGAATACCTGATCTATTGATATTGTATAGAAATAAATGGGCGGTATTAGAAGGTAAGGACTACGCTAATGCTCGCCACAGACCAAATCAAGATTACTATGTCGAACTCATGGATAGAATGTCATTCGCGGCATTTATATATCCTGAAAATAAAGATGAAGTGTTAGACGCTTTATGTCTTCATTTTGATATTTAGAGAGAGGGAAAGAGAGAATGAGAAAGGAGATTTTCAATGGAGTTTAAAAGACATACCAACCTTGAAGGTTCGCATGCCGTCTTCAGTCCTAGTCAATCAAGTTGGCTTCGATATGATGAGGAAAAACTAAAACAAGTATATCTGAAAAGACAAGCTGCTCATAAAGGAACCTTACTTCACGCGTGGGCAAAACAAACTATTGATTTAGGAATTAAACAGCCTAAATCTAAAAAGACTTTGTATGCTTATGTTAATGATGCTATTGGTTTTAAGATGAGTACCGAAGTAGTTTTATATTACTCCGACTTTATTTACGGAACCGCTGATGCAATTTCATTCAGATATGTAAATGGTCGTGGAGTATTAAGAATACATGATTTAAAGACAGGAGAAAATCCTGTAACGATGGAGCAGTTGAAAGTATATGCTGCTCTTTTTTGTTTGGAGTATAAAATCAAACCTGGTGATATTGACATGGAATTAAGAATCTACCAGAATGATGAGATTTTATATTTCAATCCAACAGCCGAAGACATTCTTCCAGTCATGGATATTATAGTTCGGCATTCAAAAATATTAGAAAATCTAGAGTATGGGGAGGTTTAACCTATGAACTATGTAGCGGACGAAATGCGTGCCATTTTGGAAGGTGAAGAAGTAGTAGAACATTATGGCGTGAAGTACCGTTCTGGCCGTTACCCCTGGGGAAGTGGTGACGACCCATATCAAAATAGTAGAACATTCTTAAGCCGTAGAGAAGAACTACTCAAATCAGGATTCACCTACACTGATGAAAACGGAAAGAAATGGACTGGTGACAATGCTATTGCCAAAAGTCTAGGTCTTTCATCCGGCGAATACCGTAGAGAAGTCTCTATAGCAAAAGATGAGAAAAAACTACATATGCAAAATAAAATACAGTCATTGCGAGATGATGGTCTTGGCGATACCGAAATAGGTCGAAGATTAGGAATCAATGAATCTACAGTTCGTTCGATGATGAACGCTGAAACTATTCGTAACACCAAACAAGCTCGCGAAACTGCTGAATTTATTAAAAAGCAAGTTAATGAAAGAGGTATGATTGACGTAGGTAAAGGCGTTGAGCGAGAACTTAAGATATCCAAAGAGAAGCTCGATACCGCATTGCATATGTTACAAAAAGAAGGATATGAATTGTATAGTGGAGGCATGGATCAGGTAACAATGCCCGGTCAAAGAACAACTCAGAAAGTCATCTGTCCTCCAGGTACACCTCACAGTGATATTTACAAACTCGATCAGGTACATAGTTTAAAAGAGTATGTGTCCAGAGATGACGGTCAAACTTTCGAAAAGAAGTTTAACTACCCTGCAAGTATGGACTCAAAGCGTCTTCAGATTTGTTACAAAGAAGATGGCGGTATAGATCGAGATGGTATCGTTGAACTTCGTAGAGGAGTTGACGACTTATCATTAGGCGAATCTAGATATTCTCAGGTTCGTATATTAGTAGACGGAACACACTACATTAAAGGTATGGCTGTTTATGCAGATGATTTACCTGACGGTGTTGATGTTCGATTTAATACTAATAAGAGTAAGACCGTTCCAATGAAAGAGGTTCTTAAAGAAATAAAGAGCGATCCCGACAATCCATTTGGTTCATTGATAAAAGATGCTGATCAAGGTGGACAGTATTGGTATATCGACAAGAAAACCGGTGAGAAGAAACTCGGTCTTATTAATAAAAGAGCCGATGAAGGTGACTGGTCAGATTGGAAAGACACATTACCTTCGCAGTTCTTATCTAAGCAGTCTCAATCTATGATTAAAAAGCAGCTTAACCTAGCTAAGGCTGACAAGCTAGCAGAGTATGACGATATTTGTTCGTTGGAAAACCCAACATTAAAGAAGTATTATCTTAAGAAGTTCGCAGAAGAATGTGAATCTGCCGCTGTTGATTTGAAAGCTGCTGCTTTACCTGGTCAGAAATATCACGTAATCATACCTATCAATTCTTTAAAAGAAAATGAGATATATGCTCCTCAGTATGAATCAGGAACACAGTTGGCGCTCGTAAGATATCCTCATGGTGGAACTTTCGAGATACCTATTGTAACTGTTAATAATAAACATGCTCCAGCTAGAAAACTTTTAGGAACCGATATTACAGATGGTGTTGGTATTAATGCTAAAGTAGCAGAGCGTTTATCAGGTGCGGACTTCGATGGCGATACAGTAATGTGTATCCCTACAAATGATCCAGGTGGAAAAGTAAAAGTAACTTCAAGACCTTATTTGGAAGGCTTGGTAGGTTTTGAACCTAAGAAATACCAATATGATACTAAGACTGTCGATGCTGATGGTATAGAACACTATTATCGTAATGGTAGAGAGTTCAAAGTTATGCGTAATACCAACATTCAGATGGGTGTAATCTCGAACCTTATTACAGATATGACTCTTAAAGGTGCACCTGACAATGAACTTGCGGCAGCAGTAAGACATAGTATGGTTGTTATCGATGCCGAAAAACATAAGCTCGATTATAGAGAAAGTTATGTGACTAACAACATTGCGTACTTACATAAGAAATGGCAAGGATATACCGATGAGTCTGGAAGACAGCATAATAAAGGCGCAGCTACTATAATTTCTAGAGCTAAAGGACCTTTGGACATAGAGAAAAGAAGAGGCCAGCCTAACATTAATGAGAAAGGTAAGTCTTGGTATGATCCAAGCAAACCTGAAGGCTCTCTCATTTATAAGACCGACCCTGATGCAGTAGAACCTATATGGACATATAGCAAGAAGACGGGTAAGAGAACGATGACCACCTCCGATGGTAGGAAAGTGTCGTATGACCCCACCAACGAGGAAGAGAAGGAGCTCTACAAGCCCGTTAAAAGAAAGGACCCCGATACTGGAGAAATCACCTATACAAATAAAGCCGGTACTATAAA